TTTCTACTGACCGTAAGTATCTTGACTGCAACGTTTATTTACGCTCGGCCGACGTCTTCACTGATGTGCCTCATATCATCACTAGCTATTGCCTCTTGACTTCAATGATTTGTCACGTCACCGGTTATCAACCTCGAAGATTCGTGTGTATGATAGGTGACGCCTACATATGCAACAATCATGGAGATCAAGTCAACAAAATACTCAAGCGCACGCCTAGACCCTTCCCCAAGCTCAAGTTTCGCGAGGCCTCGAAACTGCATGAAATTCAAGACTTCAAGTTTGAACACTTCATCGTCGACAACTATTCTTCATGTCCTGCTATTACTGTTTGATCTACGTTTTTCAGTCCAAAGACTGAAAAACTTCGTTGAAAAACTTCGTTGAAAAAACTTCGTTAATTGGCAAGTCTGCGAAGGTTGTCCAATTCGCTCTTGATTCGCAAGATAGCATCGGTATCGCAATTGTTAAAGTTGATATGGTCAAAACCAAGCGCCACGAGGGATATGTTAGCCGTGTTTGCCGCTGCCTCCGCTTCGCGCATTCTACCGACTACCGAAGCAAGGTTTTCAGAAGCTTCATTCAACATCATACGCATATCAGCAGGTGTCGTGACCATGCGACCGTTAACACCAGATACTTGACTCACTGCACGAATGACGTTAGCGCTGTCGCTAAAAGACGATTGAAACTTGAGCGAAAGATCAGAAAGGACAACAGCCATTTTAGCAAATGTAATATACAAAGCGTATTCTTTAAACCAAATTCATTTACGTTCAATAGTACCCCAAGTAATGCTATCTATCGAAGTCGACACGACAGATTGTGCGCCGCACTTGCATCTATAATGAGTTTCGTGTGGAGTGGGGAAAACAAAATATATAGACGCAGGAATGTGTCGTATCAAGTGTTGAGTGTAGTCATTGCATTTTTCACAAAAGAATAAACCCTCTCTGAGTTGAGATTCGAACCACCATCCGATAAAAAATGGAGGACCTTGATAAGTCATTTTTAATAGATTGTTAAATCACTTTCATCTCTATAAATTGAGCCTACACGTATCTTACCTTTAGATTTCTTATCAAAGATGTAAATCGCTGAAGGATGCCGAGAAGTTCCGCCTTCACAGATATTTGGTCCGTCAAATTTGATTCTGCTCTTCACATAAATGATGTACCTCACGTTGGGCAAGATTAGCTCGTGAAAGTATGAAAGATCAGAATATGCGGGTATTAGCATCGCAATGCGTTTTGCATTATTCTTATTGATTTCTTCTACAGCCTTTGCGATCCATGTTGCCGTACCTTTACTGCTTTTGGTAGTTCTTCCGTACGGTGGATTGCACCAAACAACGCCATGCCAATCTTGACTTAGTGCGTCGTGGTGTTTACTAAAAAAATCTTCGCACTTTGCATTTTTCTTCGATGCCGCAGCATCTAATGTAAATGGGCCAAATCGTTCATCCAGCGCATCAAATAATGGTTGAGGTATCCAAAAGTCAATTTCTGTACTTTTTTCTTGAGGTTTGCGTTTTTCTAACGCTCGTTTTGTCCAACCATCCATGTTAAAGCTTGATAACCTTATTTTTAAATGCAGTACCCTATAATACAAGACGCGCTAGTACGTCGTGACATATTAATACCCAATACCTTATGTCGTGATCAACAATTGTATTTTAGTACGATACCGCTTGACGTGTTGAAGGAAATGAAAAAATACATAAATTTAGTACCCGAGACCAACAAGCGCTTTGCCTATGTGTACGAAAAAATCAAAAAACGTCAACCAGAAACTCAAGAAGGGTACTTTTTTCTGCTTAATCAGCTTACCGGTCTAGAACCCTACTCCGACGCCCATCGTTATTTTGACGATTATCAACGAGACTACCTCGATTTTATACTCTATGATATGTCATTTGATCTCGTCGAGAAGATAATCAAAAGATTAGCATTACCAACGTCACTTTTGAATATCGCAATCCATCTTAACTTTACTGCACTTTTCGAATATCTTGGTCCATTTTCTTGCGGCATTAATGAACTAGAAAGTGTCTTTCTTGAAGGTCATCGAATTTTTGGCGAATGCCTTGGTGAAAATAGGGTTGACGAGACTGACATCTACGAACAGCTCTATATACTTGACATTAGGATCATCAATAGGCGTGTTGCGCTAAACAGTATTCGTTATGTGCTCAATGCTAATCATGACGAGCAATGGCCGCGCTCATTGATGATAATTAGCAAAAAAATACGAAACAATTGGAAAGTGCGAAAAGTAAATGTTGACGACGGTTTAAAAGCGCTAATGATGCTCGAAAAGCACGTTATCGGTCTGCTCGAGGAAAGTCAATGTGAAACGTGTTTACGAGAAATTTCATATATTCGTCGTGATCTATCTGCAAAAAAATGATAATATAATTATCAGTCATTCAATCATAGCATCATCAATGATAACATCCAAACGTTACGAATATCTTCATAAGCTTGGCGAAGGCCACAGCGCGAAGGTCTACAAATACCGTGATTTGAAAAGTCAACAAATCGTGACCTATCGAGAATACAAAAACGACGTTAATTATCTCAATGACGAAGTTGCTATTCTCTGTCGCCTCGAACATCCATCTATCCCTAGCTTTGTAGATTCATGGACCACGTCAACAGAAAATGGCCTTTCTGGTGTTATTGTGCTTTCTTTTGCACGCGGAGAAATCTTACATGACATCATACGAAGTACAAGAAACGTGACGATCAATCAAGAACGTATGTTTGAACAGCTTTTTTCAGCGATTGCACATATTCATGCATTGAATATTATGCATCGTGACATCAAACCAGAAAACATCATTTATGATAGCTTTACTGAAAAACTTACGCTCATCGACTGGACTTACGCTCAAGAGGTTAAGGACTGTAGTAAATCACGGGGTTCGATGAATTATGCAGCGCCAGAAATTCTCTTTGGCTACAAGTATTATGGATTAGAAAATGATATTTGGTCACTGGGAGTGGTAATCTACTTGTTTTATACTCGCATTTTTCCTTACAAGCTCGATTCTGAGCCTGATTATGACAATGATTTATTGCCCGCGGAGATCAAGTCACTTCTTATGCGTATTTTTGTGTATTACGAAAAACGAGCAACCATTGGCGAAATTCAACAAGTCACAATGCCCAAAGCCTACGTAAGTACAAAGTAAATTTTCTCAAACAGTGCATTTATTCTTTCCGACGAAAGAATTAAAAAATATAACACTAGTAGAAAATGACGGACATCAATCAATTCATACCACAATATCCCCGGGTCGACGATCCGGAGCTTGCATCAAAACTCGCCCATCGAAAGGAATTCTATGAATTGAGACTGTCGAGAGACGAAGCAGTCCCTGAACAAAGCGGAGATCTTCTTTTGATTCAAAGGCTAGTTTCTCGTATTATTAGTTCAAATACGCCCTATCGATCGGCACTCTTTCATTACGCTCCAGGTACTGGTAAGACATGTACTGGAGCTGCAGTAGTTGAAGCATTTAAGCACAACGAGTTTCGTGAGCCAGCACTGGTTTTTGTTACCGGTGAAGATCTCATGCGAACATATCAACGAGAAATTTCAAGAGTCTGTACCAACAACGTCTATTTGCCTAGAGCGACTAGAAAAGAACTTGAAGAAGGTATTATGTTAAGTGAAATGGCAAAGGTTCGCAGACTTAATAGAGCCATCGCCCAAAGCTATGAAATTGTAACGTACGAGACTTTTCTTAAGAATTTGCCTCTAGATGAAGCAATCAAGCGCGACTACTCTAATCGTGTAATAATCATTGATGAATCACACACTATACGTAAGCAACCAAAGACACGTATCGAAGACGACGGCGACGATGATGACGAAGGCGGTAAGAAGGGGAAAAAGCCAAAAATGCACCTCTACGATCGGCTTCATCATTTTCTTCATACCGTTGAAAACTGCGTTATCTTGAATTTTACGGGAACACCTATTTGGGATCAAACTCATGAAATAGCCGCTCAAATGAATCTTATTTTGCCCTTGGACGAACAACTTCCCACCGGTCGTGATTTCGACAAACAGTTCTTTGATAAGGATCAGTTAACAAATGATGAAGATCTTCGACGTGCATTTCGCGGACGAGTGTCGTTTCTTCGACCTCTTACCACTACCGCCAAGCGCATCGAGTACGGTGTGGTCGAACCTCTTACACAACACGTTCGTGTTTATCCAGATGTTATGAGTGAATTTCAAGCAATTGCTGTTCAGCGTGCACGAGACGAAATTACACGTAAAGAGCAAATGGTTAAGGGTAAACTTGTCGTACGCGAAACTAAAGGCGGAGTAGTTTGGAAAAAGGCAAGAGGTGCAGCAAATCTTGTTATTCCGGTTTTTAACGCCAATGGAGAAATCGAAGATGTAGCCTATGGTCAAGAAGCTTTTGAAAAGTACTTTACCAAGAAGGTCACGAAAAGAGACAAAAAAGGTGACACCGTTACCACTAAGATTTACGACATAAATAATAAGTTTCTCCGAGAGGCGTATAAGAATGACTTGGCCACGTATAGTGCAAAGTTCGCATCGATTATCAAGTGGATCAAAGACTATCCTAAGGAGTTGGCGTTTATACCGATCGAAGCGGTAACTGGTGAAGGTGCTATTGTTCTTTCGTTGATTCTTCAACTTCATGGATTTTATTGGGCAAAAGACGCTCGTGACATCGCCACCACATCATCGTCTAGACGCTTTGTCACGATCACCAGTGACCCCTTTACCACCAACGAAAGTAAGAAAATCCTTGATCTTCTGGAAAGTATCAATCGTCCAGACAATCGTTATGCCGATCGCTTACAAGTAGTTATTGGCAGTGACAAGATCATTCTCGGCCAAACACTTAAACACTTCCGTCAATATCATGGCGCAATGCCCGACTGGAACATTCCTTCTCTTGATCAGGCAAATGCACGTATCTTTCGCTTTGGCTCTCATCAGTCGTTCCCTGAAAACGAGCGTTATGTACGTATTTTTCGTCACGTAGCGGTAGAGGCAGGCTCGGAGAAAGCTCCGGGAAAAGATCAAGTTTTCCCCTTTGGCTCTAAATTTTCATCCGAACAGACAATCGACCTCTATATTTACGAAATTGCAGAAAACAAAGAATATAAGAACGTGCAAATCTATAGAGTGGAAAAGGAAGAAGCATTCGATTGTCCTCTCACCTACGAGCGTAATGTAGTGCCCGAGGACATTGACGGGACTCGTGATTGCGATTATCAGGAATGCAATTATACGTGCTCGGGTATGGAGCCTACGTCGACCGATGATAGAGTGTGGTCATACGCGATTGATGGTGACCAACTTGACACCTTGACTTATGATCTTTTTTACGGAGACCAAGAAATTGCAGCGCTCATCGAGCGTATCAAAGATTCTTTCAAGATTTACTTTGCTCTACACATCGATCTTCTTGCTTCCATCCTCGGTCTTGTGTCTTCTCAGAATATGCTTTTTCTTGCTGCGTTGAACACGATCATCGACAAGAGAATTCAAGTTATCAATCGCTACGGTTTCAAATGTTATGTCAAAGAAGAAAACAACATAATTTTTCTTGATGATAGCGTGTCCGCGACGTCATCCTATGCGGAGTCCATTTACACTAGTGAACCTCTGGTGAGTGAGCGTAATACCTTAGGCTCATTGATCGACATGATGGAGCTCAGCGAAGACAAGCCCAAGACTAAAGATTTTTGTAAAGCGCCGACACAAGAAAAGTTTGAAGCGATGTCCTACAAAACACAAATTGTCTTGCTCGAGGCGATGGTTGCCTTCGAGGCGACGGTTAAACTTAATGCATCGCAACAAGAAGTCTATGACATTTTGATGTCGGAATATGATGATCGACTTTATACGATGTCTGACGGTTACCTTGTTCACGTACTCTACACTGAAGAATTTACTGGCGCATCGTATGACGTAGCGGCGAAGGAAATTACAGTCAGCGGCAAAATGCGCATCTTTGATCCTAAGCACGGTTGGTCGACGCTTATCGATCTTGACCAAGAACAAGTTTATGTCGAGGAGATTAAAATTCATTTGGCAGAGACTAAGAACATTGGCTTTGAAAATAACCCATATGGTCTATACGGATGGATTTCCAAGAAGGATAAGTCATTCCGTCTCGTTGTTCAAGAAGGCAAGAAAGGCAAGGCCAGAGGTAGAAAGTGCATTAACTTTCATCACATCTCCGCATTACTTGACATTGTTGTCAATAAGTTAAAGTATTACCCCAAGTCCAACCCGGAGTACGACGATTTTAAACGCAAAGAGCTCATTCGCACTATTCGAGCCCGACCCGGTCTAGAGAAATTCAAAGAAAATATCAAAGAACTTAGTGATAAGCAATTGCGGTCACTGTTGACGTTGATGGCGTCGTCGGTAAGTGAACTTTGTGAAATGATTCAAAAGTGGCTCGCTAAACACAATTTGCTTTATATGCTTTAATCTTGTGAAGTGACGTATCTATCAATACAAATAGATACGCGACGCGGTTCAACACGGTAGTAAAAAAACTGAAACCCCTATAATAAAATTTGTGTTATCATCAACACAATACGATGACACACCCACTTGAAAACTTTGCTCTTATTGAGAAAAATCTCAACAACCCAAACGATGCAAACCTCGAAGATGCATTGCTAAATGCTAAGGTATTAGCACTTTTTGGCTACTATACCTACACGACGGAAAACACAGAATTGCTTCTCAAAGACTTGATGGAAGGAAAACTCGATACGCGTGTCGCATTTGAACTTTTAGAGCATGGATTTCGTGTTTTTGTGAACCTGTCGTGGATGTTCCGCACTATTGCTGCGATCTATAACAGTAAATACTCTGTAGGCGTGAGCACGTTTTGGAACGGAATTATTGTTATGGCACTTCGTCTTGACAAACGTTTGATTTCTCCTTCTCCTGCAATCTACAGATCGTCTGAAATACAAGAGCTTTTCAACGAGTATCCCAACGAAAAGAACCCAGAAAGAATTTGTCTTTTTGCAACTCAAGGTCACGCTCCGGGCATTCTAACACTGATCGTACAGAAAAAATATCCAGAGGAAACATTGATAGCTTCGCGCTTCAATCTTAAAATTTTTACAGGACAAATTAGTACTAAAAGAGCATTTGAAGACGAATGGGATGTTTTAGCCAAAAAGCAAGCTGTTTGATGATTGAAAAAATGAAATTACGATTTGTAATTTCACACAACTCTTACATTTCACACATGAATTCGAACATCACCGTGAACCAGCTCATTGAACATCTCAGAACACTTGACGGAGATGCCTTGGTATTTTTTGATCAAGAACCCTTGACTCCAAAGTGGTATAATTTTTACTCCACTGCATATTTTAACAAAGACGAGGAGGGGTTTCTCGTCGATGAAGAACAGATGAAAGAGCGTTTAACCGAGAAATTTTACGAAAGCGACCTCTGTGCGCACGAAGAAAGCGCTGATGACGTGAACTTCAATAGGAAAATGTGCAAAAAATATGTTGAAGTCAATAGCGCAAACTATCAGAAAACATCCATACTATCATTTCGTCGTAAAGCGTGAATCGAAATTTTTACGCATTTGCGTAAAAAACATCTAATCACTAAGTCGAAGAAGCATAAACGCCCAATGCGATGAGAGCTCCAACAAGAGATAGTGCTTGTGCTGCCATAGATGCATATGCATATTTCTTCGACGTCGAAATGTTGTTTTGATTGAGCTCATGCATACTCATATACGAGATGACAAGTGTCACCATCAGCATCAAGCCGAGGATGATGAGAATAATAGTTGTCGCGTTCATGATTTGCTTATTGAAATCATAAAATATTTTTGTTCTCAAATGAACTTGAATTTTGGGAAAAGTGTGACTGCGTTAAGCAAGAGTGATTTTCAACGCTTGTCCAAACAACGTCGTATTCAACTTATCGAAAAAATCTTTCGAGATCCACTGATTGAGCTCTTCAGTAATCTTAAGAAGGATGCGATCGACCACGGTCAATGTCACCGTCAGGTTACGCTTACCGTACCTAATGAATACGATATTATTGAGATCAAAACAATGATACTTGAGTACTTTAAGGATCTTGAGTATGTTGCGATTTCCTCATTACAAACTACATCGACGTCCAGTCGTGATGTTGTTTTGACATTATCGTGAAAAAAGATTTTAAATCTCCAAGGAGATTTAAATAAAAGCTAAAAAGGATGTGTATATTCAAAATACGCTTCGTTATGATACTTGCAATGATAGTATTGACAATCTTCTGAATTCTCGGGGTGATCAGTCGCGACAAAACTACACGCTGGTCCGGGTATAGCAATACTGGGTAACAACGATGAAGGGTCTCGATAAAACCAAAACTTGATAGGCACGCACGTTATTTAAGAAACAATAAAATGCGGTGTAAGCAACTTCTGAATTGTCCAATAGAAAAGACGATCGTCGTCGACGACGGTTTTGATTTTCAGTCGGGTTTCCTTGTTTCTCACTAATCTTGTGATCTTGCCCTTTTTAATTTGTTTTTTGTATTGTTTGTAGTTGAGAAGTAACGAAAGCGACTCGTCGGGAATGATTGACCGTCTGAACTCGGGGTCTTGTAAATTACGCTTGCCCTTGGGGTTAAGATGCTTCCACTTTAGCATGTGCTTACGCTCGTCGTGAGGATCAAATTTTGCATAAACACAAATTGCACAGACCGCTTCCACACGACTGATTTTTGAGTCGTGATCGATCTTTAGAAAATCCGCAAGCTCAGGTGTGATGGGATACTTTTTGGTGATACCCGTTTTAGCAGTGGATGATCTTGGTTGACGCGGCCGAGCGTGTATGTACGGGGCTTCTTTCTTGAGCAACGTCACGGTCTTTCTAATCTTTTGTAAACCACGTACTCCGGGCTCGCGATGACGTGACTTCTTATCAATCTCTTTGTTCAGATACGCTAAAAGCTCATTGTAAGTTTCAATGTGCTCGACAATGGTTTGATGCTGCCGAGGCATTTTATGTTATATTCATAGAGTTTCGTCTTTTTAAGTGTCAACTTAGAATGTATAAAAAAGGCCCCAAGCAAGATCTTCGTCTGTTGGTCCACAGAGGCAATAATGCAAAAGTTCAAAAACGCGGCAAAGTTGATCGCACATTTTCAATACTACTTATAGTATGAAAGTTGTGACTTTGATTTTAATTGCATTTTCTTTACTTCTTATTCTCTATCTGTTGAATGTTAGAGTGTGTGTTGAACATGGAGCAGAAAAAAATACAGTGACTGTTCACCCTTCACCGAGTCCACTTAACAATAGTGCGGGCCCAATCGACTCCACTCCACTTAACAATAGTACGGGTCAGATCGACTCCACTCCACTTAACAATGTGTCTCCACTTAACGTTCCGATACCCATGGGAGCGCTTAAGGAGACTAGTGAACGCTACAATGCACGATTGTGGAGAACAGGTGAAGTCAATCAAGCGTGGTCGCCAGACGGATCATATCCTACTCCATATTCCTTTGCCGGCGTCAATGGTCCAATTTATCAAGCGCCCGTTCAGAATGACCCTCGTTTCGCCTTTGCTTCTCAATCGAGGTTTCCCTCGATGCCGGGAGCCAATGTCACAAATTCAAAGTTTCAACCCTACGGTCCAAATGAGCGCCTAAATCTACCATTCATCGGGTCAGTCAATGCTTACGCTCCGTTTCCCGAAGTTGACACGCCCTGGGAAAAAGCAGGTATCCTTACTCCTCTAGATTCTTCGGAAAGTCTGATTCTTAATTTATATAGACGACCGATTGCTCCACTTCAAGACCTTTGGGAGTATAACGCTCAAGACAAGAACGGTTTTCTTATTCAACTTCGAGCTCATCGATTTATCGAAGATGGCGACACTATTCAGCACATCGACGGCTATGAAAAATATGGACCATTTAAAGCACGCGTATACGTACAAAACAAGTACATTTGGGTGTGAGTTAAAAATACGAAAATACAAATGCAAATGCATTCCCCATCCGGACATATAATGAAAATAGAAAAAGTCAAACCCCCTAATAATGAATCGATTAAATATAGTAGTAAGCATTTTCAAAGTCTTGCACCACGAAAACATTTAGATTAATCATCGTTTAATTAAACGATAATAACATCGTTAGATAACACGCCATAACAGCGTTCCGTCTCTTGACTCTGGATCCAACTTGACCCTAAGTTTTTCTCGAGAAAAACCTTCACTTATCGTAGGCTCGACGTCATCGGTAGTAACGACGTGCCACGTCGAACCACGAAGTCCAGTAGGCGCAAAGACGGTAAGGTAGTAAGTCATATTTTTCCAGTCCCAGAAAGTTTGCAATGCAGTAACTTCTTCTTCGTTACGCAAGATACGAGGTACGCTTTGGTAATTGTAATTTTCAACAACAAATTGAATAGCATTCGGTGTCAAGTCTTTTTCGCCGTCGACGCCATTTTGACACCCCGCATAGTTGCGCTCAACAATAGCAAAACCTTCCTTCTTGTTTTTCCTATTGATAACAAAAACAATGAAGATCACTACAAAAACGATGAAGAGTAAAAGACAAGTTTTCATTTGAAAGTATACAAGATAAATTGCGATGTCAAGTATCAGTTAAAAACTAAACTTCGTAAATAATATAATGCTATCATCGTCGTTCAACTTTATTATCTATCATCAATACTGTCCTGACGGAACAGCCGGTGCGTGGCCGTTTTGGAGGATCTGCGATCGTAGATCAACTACCTTTATCGGAATGACACACGGTCAAATACCACCAGAGGTCAAAGGTAAGAGAGTGCTCATCGTAGACTTCTGTTTTCCTCGAGAGCAATTGATCGAGATGATCAAGGTTGCCGAGTATCTTGTAGTACTTGATCATCATATCAGTGTTGAGCGTGACCTCGTTGGCCTTGAAGCGCCAAATTTCGAGTTTGTATTCGATGTTACTCGTAGTGGAGCTCAGATTGCGTGGGACTATGTTTATCCTCAACGACCTCGACCGTGGTTTGTTGAGGTCATCGCTGACAGAGATTTGTGGAAGTGGTCGTTACCGTATTCTAAGGCTGTAAGCAAAACACTTTTTGTAAAGAATTATTATTCGTGGGAGTGTTTGGAGCAACTTTATAACATACCAGCTGACAAAATAACACAAAAGATTAGGAAGTTTGAGAAAATAGGTCAAGTTTTGCTTGATCTAGAGGAAAAGGAAATCATGACGATCTGTTCAAAGGCGATATGTACTGAACTCACTACTCCTACCGGAGGCAAATATCGAGTAATGCTTGTCTCCTGTTCTTCGTCTTTGCGCTCGGATGTGGGTAATCGTTTAGCTAGCGGCGACTGTGATTTTGCTGCATTATGGGTCTATGACTTCATTCTTGATGAATGGTGGATCTCGCTCAGAGGGTCGAAAAACAATAGTCTTGATCTGTCAAAAATCTCTAGCGAGTTTGATCGAGGCGGAGGTCATGAAAAAGCAGCGGGATTTGCAATTTTTGGTAGTAAAGGTCAAAACTTACATACTTACTTTAAGATACTCGAGGTACCTCATTCTCGACAACGAGATGGAGCTGCAGCGAGAGCTAGAAGTTTGCTCCTAGAAACCGATACCGTCATCGATATCGTCGCTGATGTACCGTTCTTATCTAGTTAAACATTTAGCACTTATTGCTTACTAACACATGACGTCTCTGGAAGCGCCTTCAGTGACTTATGTCATCAAAGCCGATAAGTTGTTCAAGATTTTACAAGCATTTACTGAATTTTCTAGAAAAGATATGATAGAGATGTTCAATGAGCTTAAGAAGTATGAAGATTTATCCATTCGTGACAAGGTTTCCGAAAAGGTCACTAAGAAAAAACAAAAATCATTACCCGAAACAAAACTTTCACTTTTCTATTTACCCGCAAAATCCACTTATCGTTATTACAAATTACGCATCGCGCCATCAACTATACCTCAGGCAGGCTATGGTGTTTACGCTGAAAAATTTATACCTCAAGGCGCAATCCTTCAATACCGAGGTGTAGCTAAAACGGAGAAAAGTGCAAACATGAGTTACTCGTGGAAGATCATAGAGTACGATAAGAATGGTACAGACGTTTCAAACGGAGGTGCTATTTGCTTTCGCGATGCATTCAAACTAAAGACCAGCAACGCAACAAGATTTATCAATTGTGCAGGCAAAGATAAGTACAACAATATGGAAATGATGCAACTCTTTGACAAGGTTTTCTATGTGACGACAAGAGACATCAATGCTGGCGAGGAACTTTTTATCGATTACGGTGACGAATACCGAGAATATAACTTTGGTTGGTCGGGTCGATATTGAGTTCAGTCGAGTTAAATATTTAGTCATTGTTAACTACAATGACTGACATTAAGAAGCTTACGAAGCAGCAAATCCTTGACCGTCTAAAGGAAATAGACGATGACGAGAAAACGTCAAAAACCGTCGTCTCGGTTTCGACAAAATGCTGTTTTAAGCCTATCAAGGCAGGACAAACATCATGCACAGATGAAGGTTCAGTCTGCTATGGCGACAACAACTATTGTAAGAAACATTGTCGAACAGTCCAAGCGTTGAAGGCCAAGGAAACTCACGACGAGGAGCAACGTCTTAACGAAGTCAAACAGCCACAGCCACAACCTGAACAACAACCCGTTGAAGAAATAAAGATCGAAGAAAAGAAGGAAAAGCAAGTCATTCGAAAGAAGAAAATCATCAAGGCTAATCAATGGGGCCGTTATGAAGATCCAGACACGCACATCGTATTTGAACCAACAGAAAAGATGGCATATGGAATCCAACTAAAGAATGGTCAAGTCAAGCCTCTTT